TGAGGTGACATCGTTTCGCTGTCTCCTGTCACAGCACACAATTTTACCCCTCGCGTCAGCTTTGACGCCTTGCCCTGGTCGCAGCAATGCGCCGGGGCTTTTTTATTTCACATGCCGTCAATCGTATGAACCAGCCCGCTCCACACAATCCAACATGCCCGGTCGCTGCGCCGATCCGCTGCAAGAAGGCTCCTACGCCTCTGGCACCGATTTGCATCGAACCGATGACCATAGATTCCGCTCGTAACCCGGCAATGCCGTGGGAGCGCGCCGCAATCGAGGTCGATTCAGGCAGGGATGAAATTCTCTTGGAGTTGGCACACGGGATCAGCGTTGATGGCTCCGCACCACCAAGCGCACACGATGAGTGCCATGAACAGACGAAGTGGCGCGGCGCACGCCGGTCGCTCAATCGCCTGTTCGCCCTGATGTCGGAGTTGCCGGTTACCTCCGCGCATACCGCCAGTCTGAATTAGCGCCGAAGCAGCGCAACCCAGGCAAACATTTCCCCTATCAATCAGCGCAATAGGCGCGTAACTGGATGAACGCATGACACACCACGCCTCAAGTACCGAACACGTTGAAATCCCGAATGAAGCCGACCCGGAAGTCGCCAAGGCATTGACCGATCTGCATAAAGCTGTCGACGACAAACGCAAGCTGATCGATGTCGGGCCGGAATTGATGTCCGGTTTGGTGAAGTTCATCAAGGAAAATCGCGTCCAGCCGCGCATCATCAAATCAAAGTCGCAAGCCAAGCGCATGACTGCAAAAGACCCGGCTGGCTATCGCTGGCGTGTTGGCGAGCGCTACTTCATGCTTGTCGCCCGCAAAGGCGCGTAATGAGTGCGTGCGTACTACTGAGGCGGCAAGCGTTGCAGGATTCGATTGATCGCAGTCGCGATATCTCCAAGCTTTCCAGGCTGGTTGCGCCGACAAGCGCCTCTAACCACGTGAAAACCGCTCATAGCACGAAATGCCATCTCCTTCTTTATGGTGCCAAGCCTTCGCCGTCCGTCGAAGCGCTTGATCAAACGCGGGATATCGAAACACGCAGACGTGAGGCTCAACGAGTCGCACGCACTGTAGACAAACAATGCGTTGTGTTGACGACGCTCCATGTTGCGCCCGACAGAGTGCAAGCGCTGATTCTCGGTGGGAATGGCTCCTTGTCGTGCCGTGACCTGTCGCCGGATGAAGTGAAACCACATGTCAATAAACAAGGAAGTAAGCAAGAAACAGGCGATTGATTGGATTGCCATTGAGCGTGAGTACCGCGCCGGTATCAAATCGCTGCGTATGCTGGAAGCGGAGTTTGGCGTAACAGAAGGTGCCATCCGCAAACGTGCAAAGAAGGACGACTGGCAGCGCGATCTTGCTCCAAAGATCAAAGCCAAGGCAGAAAACTTGGTACGCACCGCAACGGTACGCAGCGTGGTACGCACAGAAACCGAGCTTTCGGAGCGCGTACTTGTCGATATCAACGCGCAAGTGCAGACCGACATCGTTCTGTCCCATCGCACGGATATTCAGCGCGCACGCAGGATCACGATGAGTCTCTTGGGCGAACTTGAGCACCAGACGGACAACCTTGACCTGTACACGCAGTTGGCAGAAATCATGTCCAGTCCCGACGATAAAGGTACGGACAAGCGCAACGATCTATTCAACAAGGTCATCAGCTTGGCGGGTCGATCTTCGACGATGAAGACGCTGGCGGATTCGCTGAAGTCGCTTGTCGCCCTGGAGCGTGAAGCTTTCGGCTTGGATCAGAAAGAAAGCAATAGCGAAGGCGGCATCGAAACAGTATTGAAGCAGATTGCGTTGGCTGATGGCAAGCAATAACGCTGCAAAGATCGCCGCGATTGCCCGACTGCGCAACGAACAAGAGTTGCACGCCAAGACCTGCATGTTCATTCTGGACAAGCAAGGTCGCAAGGTTCCGCTGGTATTCAATCGCGCACAGCGGCACATCCATCATCGCTTGCAAGAGCAGCTTGAACGCACCGGCAAGGTACGTGCGTTGATCCTGAAGGGACGGCAACAAGGCGCATCCACCTACATCGGTTCCCGCTTCTATCATCGCACGTCGATGAACTTCGGTGTGAAGGCTTTCATCGTTGCCCATGAGCAGAAAGCGACGGACAACCTGTTTAACATGGTCAAACGCTACCATGAAAACAATCCGATTGCGCCTGCCACGAGTGCGACAAATGCCAAGGAACTGAAGTTCTCGACGCTGGACGGCGGCTACCTGCTTGCCACTGCTGGATCGAAAGACGTTGGGCGTTCCAACACCGCGCAATTTTTGCATGGTTCCGAGTTCGGCTTCTGGGATAGTCCCGAAATGCACTTCGCGGGCCTTGGCAACACTGTCGCAGACGTTGACGGCACCGAAATCATCCTTGAATCGACAGCGAACGGCATTGGCAACAAGTTCCATTTGCTTTGGCAGGACGCCGAAGCCGGTATCGGTGAATACATCGCCATCTTCGTGCCGTGGTTTTGGCAGGATGAATACCGCGCCATTGTTCCAGCGAATTTTGAGTTGTCCCCGGATGACTACAAATACATGGAAGCTTATGGTCTTGACCGTGCGCAGATGGCTTGGCGACGCAACAAGATCATTCTATACGGCGCGGGATTCGAGTGGTTGTTCGATCAAGAGTATCCCGCAACTGCATCGCTTGCATTCCGTACAGCGACGAACGATCCGCTGATCAATCCGACGACCGTGATGGCCGCAGTCAACAGCAGCTATCGCGAGAGAGTGGGCGCATTTGTCATTGCTTGTGACCCGGCAGAGTACGGCGCTGACCGCACGGCAATCGCCTTTCGTCATGGTCGCACCGTCTTCCGTATTGAATACCACGAGAAAAAGGGGCCGATGGAAGTCGCCGGTTTGCTCGCGGCTTACTGGAAGGAATTCGAGCCGGACGCGCTATTCATCGACAAGATTGGTATCGGCAGCGGCATCTTTGACCGCTTGCTTGAGCTGAACATTCCGGCAATCGGCGTCAACTCTGCGTCAAAAGCAGAGGACGGCGAACTCTACGCCAACAAGCGCGCGGAGATGTGGTACCGGATGAAAGAATTTCTGGAAGATCAACCGTGCCGCTTGCCGAACGATACGGCACTGATCGCTGATATTTCCGCGCCGGGCTATAAGTACGCAAGTAATGGTACGCGCTTGATCGAATCGAAAGACGACATGCGCAAGCGCGGCATCCGCTCGCCCGACGGTGGCGACGCCATCGCCTTAACATTCGCAGAAAACGTCGCATCGAAAGCAGTACGCGAAGATCGAGGGCATCGACGCAGCAACAAGAAGGCTCCTTCGCGAGCAGGCTATTAACAAAAGAGGAACGCACCATGATCAATCCGCGCGACGCAGAGCATAAAGACTACGAGACAGCCGCCCGTAAGATTTGGGGGCATGATCCACCGGCACCGGCTTCCGCTGCAATCATTCCCGCAGTGACGATCATCGCCGACGCTGCCAACGCACCCACGCAGAACAGCGACAGCCACGGATCAGCAAGCGCAGTGGATAACTCCATCCCGACGACCAGCGCCGCACCATCAGTCGGCAAGGATGGCAAAGTGGCGCAAGCTGCCCCGCCAGCCAAGCCGGGAGCCGCGCCGGTTGCAGTAGTCGCCGCAGGCAAAGCACCGGCAGCACGCGACGACGACGGTGAGGAAGACACCCCGCAGGAAGCCTATCGCAAGGCGTGGGAAGAGTAAGACACGCCAAGCAATCACATGCAGTAACAACCAACCCCTTTCCAGAGGCTTTTTTATTTTGGGCGCTATGCACTTTCTGACTTATCTACTTTACCTGTTGGCTGCTGTCGGTTGCTTGGCAATCGGAGCCTACCTGTGGATTTTGATCGCGATGTGGCGCGGGCAGTACAACGTAGATTGAACTATGAACGACCAACAGCAACAGGAGCAGAACGAATACATCGCCGCCGCAGCAGCGGGCATGAATACCGATTCGATTGCGCCCTATCAGGAGATTGATGCGCTCGGCACGATGCTGATCAGCGAATTCAAGCACGCGGAAATGCAACGCATGCCGACCGAGCAACGCTGGTTGAAGGATTTGCGGCAATATCGCGGCATCTACGACCCGGAGGTCGAATCACTGATAGGCAAGCACCGCTCCAAAGCGTTCAACCGGGCATCGCGCGTCAAAGTGAAGACGGTTGATGCACGTGTCGCAGACCTGTTATTCCCATCCGGCAGCGAACGGAACTGGACTATCGATCCGTCGCCAGTACCTAGCCTGGACGACGAAACGGTCAGCACAATCGCGCAGGTGTTGATGCAGGAGCTTGGCCGTCCTCCAACAAAGCAGGAATTGGATCAAGCGATTGTCAAAGCCGTAGCGACCGCCGCAGACGGCATGACCAAAGTGATGGATGACCAGTTGTCGGAATCCCGTTACAAGAAAACTGCGCGCATGGTGCTGCATTCCGGTCACCTGTATGGCACCGGCATCCTGAAAGCGCCGTTGGTCGAACGCAAGACGCGAACGAAATTCACGCTGGTCAAGCGCAAGTGGAAGATGCAGACGGAATCTTACGTCGTGCCATTCGTTGACTACGTCCCTCTGTGGCGATTCTACCCAGATATGGCCGCAACCGAGTTGGAAAACTGTCGCTACGTGTGGGAGCGGCACTTGCTGACGCGCCCGGTTCTTGCTGCGCTGGCAGAACGCAAGAGCTTCGACGGTGCGAAGATCACGGACTACATCTTGTCGAATCCGAACGGTATGCAAAACATACGCCAGTTCGATGCGGAGATTCGTCAGCTTGGTAAGCGCATGTCCACCACGACCAAGGATGACGGCCTGTACGAAGTGCTGGAGCGATGGGGATGGATCGACGGCGAGACGCTATCGAATTCCGGCGTGACCGTGCCACCCAATCGCTTGCACGAGACATTCTTCAGCAATGTGTGGATGTTCCCGAACGGTGAAGTGATCAAGGTCGTGCTGACGCCGATTAACGGCGTGACGTGGCCGTATCACATGTACTACTTCGACAAAGACGAAACGTCTATCTTTGGCGACGGTATCTGTACGGTCATGCGGGATGATCAGGAAATGATCAACGCTGCGACACGTATGGTGCTGGATCACGCGGCGCTGACTGCTGGCCCGCAGATCGAGGCCAACATGAAGCTGCTCGCGGATGACGAGGACGCCGACGAAATGTTTCCGTTCAAGATTTGGAAGCGCAACGGCGACGACCCGAATTCGCCAGCACTGCGCGTCGTCAAAGTCGATAGCGGCATCGAAGAGTTGATGCCTATCGTCCAGATGTTTCAAGCCAATGCAGACGATGTGACGGCGATACCGCGTTACATGCAGGGCGAAAACGCCACGTCGGGCGCTGCTGGTACGGCGTCAGGTATGTCAATGTTGATGTCTTCGGCATCCATCGTCATGAAAGACCTGATCACCAACTACGATGAAGGCATCACCCGGCCATTCATCGAAGCGCTGTACAAGTGGAACATGCAGTTCAACCCGGACAATTCTGTCAAGGGAGACTTCGACGTGACGGCGCGCGGTACGGCTTCGTTAATGGCAAAAGAGGTACGAGCGCAACAGCTTGATCAATTTGCGCAGATGTCATCCAACCCGCTCGATGCGCCGTATATCAAGCGCGCCCAACTTTTGCGCCAGCGCGCCGAGGCGCACGACCTGAAAGACGTTGTCATGACCGAGGAAGAAGTTGCCGCACAACAGAATAGCCAGGCAGCGCAACAAGCAGCGGCAGCGCAGCAGCAAGCGCAGCAACAGATTCAAGCGCTCAACATGCAGTTGACGCAAGCGAAGCTGGATCAAATGCAGGCGGAAATTTCCAAGACCTTGGCCGATGTTGATCGCATCAAAGCACTGACAGTGAAAGCCAATGTGGATACCGCATACGCAGGCATGGAAGCTGGCGGCGTGGCGACGGAACGACCTGAAGTCGCTCCGGCAGGCGATGCCATCCTCAAGTCGGCAGGATGGGTCGATCACACCCCGGCGATTACAGCGCAGCCGGGAGCGCCGCAAACAGGCGGGCCGGTACCGTCCAATTCTGCACAGCCGGGTTCAGCACAAACGAACCCGGCAGCGGATGGCCCGGTACCGCCCGGCATGGCGACGGCGAATCTTCCTGTACCGCCACAGGCAGCAGCCGCGCCACCTGACCAATCGCAACCGTCAATGGATGATGCGGCAAGTTCGGGACAAGGCAGTGACCCGCTGACCCCGCCAAGCGCAAATGTTGGCGCAAACGTGGGCGAGCGCGTTGGTGAACACGTCGGGATGGGGCAAAGCAAAGCGGAGCCTGGGCCGACATGAAGACTGATCAACAGCTTCGCGACAGTGTCGCAGCAGAACTCGGTGCAGTGATCGATTACCGCAGTTCGGATGCGACACGGCACTTGCTCCGATTGCTCGCCGCACTGTACGAAACCTACCAAGCGGAACTTGTGACGATTAGCCCGGAAAGACTGGAGCGCAAGCAAGGCGCGGCGCTGCAAGTCAAGGCGCTCTATGACTGCATCGCTAACCCGGATCGTGGCAAGTCACCACGGGTGTAAATCGCATATTCAAGCAAACAGGAGATAAGTACATGGCAAGCAGCAAGAAAATGAAGACCGCACACGAAGAGTTTGCGGATGAATTCAACAAGCCAGATGCGCCAAGTGGCGATTCGGCAGCATCGGATTTTCCACCGGGCGCTGATGGCGAGCCGGATGCATCAAGCGATGCTTCTGCTGCGTCTGCTGATGATACGGCAGCGGCACCAGCAGCCGATGCATCGGCGGACGCTTCTGCGACAGCAGACCCGGCAGCAGCCGACGCCGCTCCAGGCGCACCGAAGAACGAACAGCAATTGCGGTCTTGGGAAGGTCGTTTGAAAGCTAAGGAAAAGGAACTGGCCGACAAAGAGGCAGCACAGAGCAATCCCCGTGCGGGCGCAGATCAGTCAGCCAAGACTACAGGCGGATCGACCGACAACGGCGGGGATGGTGGCGACGACAGCGGTAACGGCACCGACTCACCTGATGCCGACGACAATGCAGAGGGAGGTAGTGGCGACGATTCGAGCGATCCCGCGACGGCACTGGCCGCAGACTTTGGCGAAGACTTCGTACAGCAGATTACGCAACTGATTAAACAGGTCGTCGGCAAAGGCGGTGGTGACGCATCGAGCAAGGTTGCCGCGACCGTCGATCAACTGATCAAGGAATTACGCGCCGAGCGCCAACAGAACCATTTCAAGGCCATCGCCGCCGCGCACGCCGATTTTATGGAAGTCACGGACTCGAAGCAATTCAAAGACTGGGTAGACAGTCAGTCGCCAGACGATCAGGCGAACTCCAAGCGCGTCATCGATTCAGGCAGTTCCGATGAAATCGTGGCGCTGTTGACGCAATACAAGCAATCGCTTTCCAGCGGTAGCGATGACGATGGCGGCGACGATGACGACGATGGTGCAGACGCCGCCGAAGGCGTTCGATCTAGTGGCTTGCGCTTGCCGAGTTCGCCAAGTGCAGGAGCGGATGATTACGCCGCCGCTTGGAACGAAGCATAAGCCGTAAGTCGTAACACGCCGTTGCTGGTGCGGATCACCAGCAACCACATAACACCTGCCGGTCGGCAGACGAAGGAACACATTGCGATACGCCGTGAGCGCCGCATTGGTTTCGCGTCTGCTTGACCGGCTTTTTCATTTGCGGCACGTGAATAGGACAGGCATTAGTCCCCTTGAGCGCTCGCCGCGTCGCGCGGATTCGCATTTCTGACTCCGACTCTGCGCTCATCTTCTATTTAGGAATCCCCCGAATGGCATTTACTCAATATGGCGACATCTCGCCACGTACCGCTGCATACGCCGAAAAGGAGTTGTTGAAGCGGGCAATCCCTTTCATGGTTCTGGAAAAGTTCGGTCAATCGAAACCATTACCGGCACAGAACAGCAAGACGATTGTTTTCCGACGCTATAACGCGTTGCCGAATGCGCCGACCGCACTGGCCGAAGGCGTCACACCCGGCTCGCTCACACTGTCCACGACCGACATTCCATGCACGCTGACGCAGTACGGTTCAATGATTACGATCACCGACATCATCATGGACACCCATGAAGATGCGGTGTTGAATGAGTCCATCGAACTGTTGGGCGAGCAAGCGGCGCAGATGATCGAGACCATGCGTTTCGGCGTGCTCAAAGGCGGCGCGAACGTGGTGTACGCGAACGGCGCAATGCGCAATGCCGTCAACACGCCTATTTCGCTTGCGGTGCAGCGCAAAGCAACGAAGGCGCTGAAACGTCAAAACGCCGAGCAGATCACGAAAGTAACCAAATCGACACCGTCGTATGGTACTGAGCCAACAGCCAAGTCTTTCATCGGCTTGATTCACCCCGATTGCGAAGCCGACATCCGCAACATGCTCGGTGCCGACGGCAAAGTTGTGTTCGTGCCTGTCGAAAAGTACGGCTCGATGTCACCTTACGAAAATGAAATCGGCAAAGTCGAAGATGTGCGATACCTGTCGTCCACCATCTTCCAGCCATGGCCCGATGCGGGCGCAGCCAAGGGACTGATGACTTCCACATCCGGCGTCAATGCCGATGTGTACCCGATTCTCTACGTCGCTGCCAACTCCTACGCAATCGTGGCACTGAAAGGCATGTTCGCATTGACGCCGATGGTGGTCAACGCGACGCCAAGCGATAGCGATCCACTGGCGCAACGCGGGCGCGTGTCGTGGAAGGCCATGCAAGGCGCGGTGATTCTCAATGACCAATGGATGTGCCGCTGTGAAGTCGCGGTAACTGCGTAATCCCCCGCATCGCTACCTCAAACCGGCCTGGCTATTTCCAGGCTGCCTCAACCCTACCGAATAACAAGGAAATACGCATGGGCGCATTGCGCAACATTACCGAACAAACTTTGCATGACCTGCTGGCTAACAAGAATTTCTCCGCTGGCGGTTTGGCGATCAACGCAGCGGGTGCAACCGGATTCAAGTCGGCATCCGCTTATCAATACACCATTGATGGCATCTTCAAATCGAAGCCCGCGTTGGCTGCGCAGGCGTTTTCGACGCACCCGCCGCAAGCAGTTGGCATCACGCAGTATTACGTTGTCGGTCTGGATGTCAACGGCAACGTCTTCACGTTTCAAGGTGGCGAGGAAACTTTTATCCAACTAGGCATTTCGACGACCGTTCCCGTGATGCCGGATGTTCCTCCGGGTATCTGTCCTATCGGCGCAATCAAGGTCGTCACCAACACGATTCCATTCGTCGCCAATACGACCCCGCTGGATTCGGCAGGCATGGCGATCACCTATGTGGACTTGAGCGTCTTGCCAACCGTGCCGTTCTAATTCGGTCGTAAATCCATTTGCCGGGACATCCCGGCTTTTCCTATTGAATCCACAAAAAGGCCCGTTGATGCGGGCCTTTGTCATTTCTAAAGCACACCCAGTATGAGTAAAGCAAATTCCAAAGTCACGAGCATCGACGATCCGGTCGTGGGTGAGAACGAAGTCGAATCGCAAAAGGTCACGATCACCGATCACGGCGACAACTTTAGCGGTAATAAGGTCAGTCTTACCATCCATCAGGGCGAAGGTGAAGTGGGTAGTCAACCTGTTTTCGTTCAAGTCAATGGCGCGAACGTGTTGATTCCACGCGGTATCAAGGTGGAAATTGCCGAAGAACTTAAGCACGCATTGGATAACGCCGTCTACACCGTGTACGAAGGTGCGCGGGACGGCACGACCAAGGCTCGCGAAGTCAAGCGCTTCAACTACACCGTCCACGAATTCTTGAAGGCGCAAACGTGATCGCTCATGGCACAACTCAGCGACTTCGCGCCCTATGTGCTGATGTACGTACCCGGCTGTCCAGGCCCGCTCATGGAGCAGATGGTGCGCGACGTATGCATCGATTTTTGCATGCGTTCCAGCGTCGTGCAATTAGCGCTCGATCCGATGGACGCCGTCCAGGGTGTGATCGAAAACGATCTCGACACACCGAACGGCACGGTGACGCATCAAATTCTGGAAGCTTGGTTCAATGCCCGCGCATTGAGCCAGTTCAAATCCGGCGATGTCGTCAGCAGACCGGACGCATTCAATCAGCTATTCGCAGGCGCAAATGTTGTAGGCGGTGTTCCCTGTGCGGTGCAACTCACCCCAAACAACACGTTTCTTTTCGATGTTGCGCCCGCCTTCACGTCACCGGCAGCGATCACGATGAAAGTGGCGACGAAGCCGACCCGAACGGCGACGACGGTTGACGACATCCTTTTCGAGTATGCGGACGCCATCGGTCAAGGAGCAGTGTCGAGATTGATGCGCTTGCCCGGACAACCGTTCACCAGTGCTGCGTGGAGCCTGCATCAAAGCACCTATGAATCGGAGCGTACACGGGCGCGCATCCGCGCTGAAAAGTCGTTCGGTCGCGCTGCTTCATATGTCAGGCCAAGGAGGTTCATGTAATGGCCGCAATCGCTAACGCCGTAATCAGTCGCGCGTCTACCCTGCTGCTTGATGTCACCGGCATTCGCTGGCCTGCTACCGAGCTATTGATTTATCTCTGCGACGGTCAGCGTGAAGCGGCAAGCATCAAGCCCAACATCTATGTGAAATTCGCAACGCCGATGTTGGCCCCTGGCCCACGTCAATCGATGCCAGCGGATGCAAGGGAACTCCGTGCCATCGCACGCAATGTCAACGGCGCGGCGATAAGGCCGGTAAGCCGTGACCTGATGGATGCACACATACCGAATTGGTACGCGGCACAGGCCAAGTCTACGGTGCAACACACGATGTACACGGACATGGAACCGTTGGCTTTCTACGTGTTCCCGCCGCAACCGGCTACCGGCATGGGCAGTGTGGAGATGAGCTACTACGCCATTCCCGCCGACATCGGACTCAACGATGCGCTCCTGATTCCCGACACCTACATCGGCGCACTGGTCGATTACATCCTCTACCGCGCCTTCAGCAAAGACAGCGAGTACGCGGCTAACGCCGAAGTCGCACAGGGGTATCTCACGTCCTTTACCGAATCGCTCGCGGGCAAGGCCGCAGTAGAGAAACAAACTTAACAGGAAAATAAATGGCAGGTCTTTCCACTTATTCGCAGACCAATCTGCTGAATGCGCTTTTGCGCGGCACAAATTTTACTGCACCGACGGTGAGCGCATTGCGTCTGGCGCTCTGCACAGCCGACCCGACGCAAGCGGGAAGTCAAAACGAAGTCGGCGGCGGTACATGGTACCAGCGCATGCCGACTGGAACATTCACCGCTCCATCGCCATCCGGCACGGGGAGCCAATGCTCCAATGTCGCGGCAGTGACTTTTCCAGCCGTAACGGGTTCCGCGATCACGATTACTTTCGTTGCGATCTACGACAATAGTGCGGCAGGCAACATGCTGTTTTCTGCGCCCATGACTTCACCGAAGACGCTGCAAATCGGTGACGTGTTGTCGTTCGCACCCGGCACCCTCGTCGCCTCGATGGACTAATCGCAGATGGACGGCTTTAGTCTCAATCGTGCCGCGCTAAACGGCAGCGTCAGAGCGGTCGTCGCGGGCGCGGCACTGATTGTCGCAAGCGGTAGCGTAGCTGCTACCGGCACCCGCATCGTTACCGATGCGCCTCAGTTTGTCGCGAATGGCGCGCTGGTTTCTACCTTCACCTATTTTGCTATGGGTGGCGCGTATGCCGATGCAAGCGGCACGATTCAGGCGAAGCCAGGCTTACTGTACACATCGACGGCAAGTTTCGGTACAAGCGGCACGCTTGCCGCGACCAATACCGAATCCTATTTTCCCGCAACCGGATCGTTCCAGGCGACAGGTACCGATATCCAGAACGGTAGCGCCGCGTTCGTTGGAAATAGTGTCGGCACGACGGCGGTACCACTTTACATTGCCGGTACCGCTGCATCGTTCGTGTCGAACGGCGCTATGTCAGCGGATGCCAGTACGACGCCAAACGGATCAAGCTATACCTACCGTGATGGTTACGTGAATGTCGTTCCCATCGGCGGCAATCTGTCTGCATCGGCGTTGCGCACTGCGTTTTGTTTCGCCAATCCATCGGCATCCTCGGCATGCGTTGCCATCGACGCGCTTATCCAGGGCGGCGCGGCGCAGCTTGCCGGTATCGGGACGTTATCTGCGACAGGCGCAGCCGATGCAGGCTGGATCATTTGCACTGGATCGCTTACCGCACTGGGTCAGGTAACGCAGAATCCGACACCTATCCTGATGGCTGGCGCGCTGACCTTTACCGCAGCACAGAACGTACTGACGCAAGGAACGGTGAACGCCATGAACGGGATGGGTATGCTAACGGCTACCTACAACCTCGGCGTTCAAGCCAGCGTGTCATTTCAGTCTACGGTTACGGTTTCAGCGACCGGAGTAAATGAAAAGACCGGCAACTGGACAGCAAATGCCGTAGGCACGCTGACCGCATTCGCCGGATTGCTTCAACAAGGTGGCGGCACGTTCGCGTCATCGACAACGTTGCTTGCCAATCCCTTGGTCAATGCCGATTCGCTCGATCCACCTGAGCGAACCATGATCCGGCCATTCATAGACCGGGTCATGCAGCGCCCGTTCGTCAATCGCATCATGCAAAAGGAGGCATAACGTGAGCGTGTTGGGTACCTTCATCAAGCAGCCAGCGGAGAAAGAAAGCTACTCGATTGATTATTCGCAAGACCTGGAGGGCGACGACTTTATTGCGAGTGCCGTTACCACGGTCAGCGATCCGGCGCTGATTGTTCAATCGACTCTTTGCGTCAACACCATCGTCAAGGTCTGGATCACAGGTGGCGTCGTTGGGAAAAAGTATGAGGTCGTCGTGATAGCAACCACTAACGATGGCCGCATCGTTCAGGATTCGTTTTACATCAAAATGAAAGTGTATTGATGGCGCAACTTTTCGCAAATAACGCCACATCGACATTGAACGGCGCAATTGCAGTCAACACGATGTCGATTACGCTGAACGCTGGCGACGGCGCGAAATTTCCATCGCCGTCGAATGGCGACTTCTTTCTGTTCACGATGTTCCAGCATGTGAACGGATTCGAGGCCAACTGGGAGGTGGCGAGTTGTATCGGACGCACGGGCGACGTGCTGACAGTGGGTGCGCGTGGTCTCGAAAACACCGCGCCGCTGGCGTACAACAATGGCGACTTCATTGAACTGCGCTATACGGCAGGTACAGCCGGATCGCTGGCCCCTAAGAACTCGGCAGTATTGACGACGCCTACGCTATCGGCTTCTCCCGCGCAGTTCGATAACTCGCTGCTGGTTGCCAATACCGCGTTCGTCAAGCAGTCGGGCTTGCAGTTCCCCGGCGCGGGGATTGGCATCGGTGCATCGACGGTGATCACACTCGCTGAATTGAATGGATGGGGTGAGTTTCAAGGCGTGGGCGGTAATGTCGCAACGATGCCAGCGATTGCATCCGCGCCGAATGGTGCGACGATGACTTTCCTTGGTGGTTCTGTCGGCGGGGTCATCCAGGCGAACGCGGTAGAAACGATCATTAACGCAACGGGTGTCGCAAGCAATACGCTGACCGTAGCCGCAGGTGAAAACCTGATGATCGCAGCCAGCGGCGGCAGTTGGTATGTCGTGAGCGATGGCGTCAGCGCGGCTTTCGTGCAAGCGGCGATCACTGCCAACAAGATCATCTGGACGCCAATCAACAGCGCGACCAACGCCGTCGCGAGTGGCGCATACGACTGCGATACCACGGGCGCGGCGTTCTCGCTGACTCTTCCGGCAAATCCGGCAATCAATCAAACCGTTGCCTTCTGCAATACGAAGGGGACATTTGCAAAAAATAATCTGACGCTTGCGCTCAATGGCAGGAATTTCATGTGGCTTAACCCAGTAGCGATCACGGTTTCCACGAATTATCTGACCATAAAACTGACTTACTTCGGTGCGCTTCAAGGGTGGTGTATCACAGCATGAATATCAATAAATTTTTCGGGAGTTCCGGTATTCCACCGGGCATGTCCGTACCGATGCCAGCGCTTGCTAGCGCCGGAACCAATCAATACGTGACTTCGGCCAATGAATTGTATGTGAACACGACGAATCCCTCGTTGATTCCGCAATCCAGTTGTGACCCTTTGCTACCTGCTGCTTTGGGTGCGACCAACGATGTCATGTTGCCGACCACGCAGGTCAGTCTTGCCGGTTTCCAGATGGCGGCTAACGTGCCAGCGTCAGGTTTCTTCGCAGGCTTGATATCTTCTGCTGGGCAGCTATCGACCAAGGGATTCTATGTCGGCAATACCTATTACTTATTTAGTCCGAATGACACGTCCAATACGATAGGCTGGATCAGTTCAAGCGATTTGCAGAACTACACGCCCTTTGTACCGGTTACACCGCTGGCGGGCATGCTGATAGTCGATGTGTTCTACAATTCGTTGAATGGTACTTGGTATTTCCTTGAAGCCAATGGTTCGATTTTCTCGACGACGAATCTAGCGACCCTGGCAAATCCCACGTTCTACAGTCTCCCGGCATTGAGTATGCCAAATGGGTACATCCGGCTGACACAAATCAATGGTATTTGGTACGCGATTGGGGGAAGCACCACTGGCAGCGGTTATCGCATTTCTTCATCGACAAATCTATCGGCGTGGACAGTCGTATTGGAGAATACTTCGGCTGGTACCCCGGCATTCAATATCGTCCAGGGCGGTGGAGCGGGAGCAAACACGGAAATTCTCGTTGTTTGCGCCAACAATATTCTGCTCAAGAGTACCAATAACGGTGCATCGTTTAGCGTCGTGACGACGGCAATTGCCATATCCGGCCAGACTGTTTCCGGGCTTGCGAATATTTATTATTCTGCGCGTACAGGTCTTTACTACATTGCGGTGACGACATCGAACTATACCTATGTCGCCGTCAGCAGCACGACGACACTGGCTACCGCGACTTGGACGACTTATAACACGGGATACTTGGCGGCGGGAGCATCGAACGCCAACATCAATTTCGTTGATACGGGTACATGGGTCGGGCCGGTTTATGCGATAGCGCAATCGGGTGTCTATTTTTTTTCCGGTGCTTCATACAATACCATCAGTCCGACGATCATCAGCTACAACCAAATGGCCTTGATGGGTGGCGCAGGTGATACGTCTTACTACCAGGGCGCGAAAGCGATGTGGCTTAACAATACGTTGGTGGTGGCCTATTCAGGCGCGAGTGATCCGAATTACGGCTATCAGCGAACCAATGCGATGGTGGCGGTAGCTACCGGGGCGACTTGCAGTACGGGTATTGCCATCAATTTATGGTTCCCCGTATCGCAAATTGGGAACACTTCAGCGCAATGGATGTCATGGTCTGGTGTCGCCAACTGGAACGGAGCCTACTATGCGGGTGCGGGAGTGTTGACCTATAGCGGCGCGTCGATTTACGACTACACGTTTTTCCTGTTCAAGCTCAATGCCGCGCTGACGACGCTATCTTGTCCTGCTGTACCTGTGTCGCAATACATCGGCATTGCGGCACAAACCGCTACGCAATATATCTTGTCGTCTCCGATGTTGATCGCAGCGGGTGCAGGATTGTATTGGGTGGCGATGCAGAACTCTTCCGGCAACTATTTGCAGCAGGTGTCGAATTTACCTGTATTTTCGTACAACGGTGGATCGATCACCAACGGCATCATTGGTAGCGCATATGGAACGACCAGCGGTATATCCACCAGCAGCACCACAGTGCAGGGTTACACGTTACCGGGGCAACCAAGCGGCAATGTTTGTACGCCAAAATGGAGTGGACTATTAAATGCTTACGTGCTGGCGAGTCCTGCTTGGGTCATCAGCGGTTCCACCACTAGCGCGCAACCTCAAGTTGCGATTGGTACGATTCCCAGTATCGCAACCAATTCTCTGACGAACATCGCGACGTATGCGACCGGAACGGCGAACCAGACTGCTTCGGTGTCGGGACTGGATGTCCTGAGTTCTGGGGGAATCGTCTACGTCATACAGACGGTAGCGAATAACAACATCGCCAACTCTCTCTATGTCTATTTCGGCGGAACAGCCATACCGCTGATTTCCAGCGGAACAAGCGGCATGCAGGGTACTCCATCAGGCTACGCAATGTGGGAAGTGGTATCGATGGGCGTGTCCTACTTGGTGTACGCGTATATCAGCAACAGTACAGCATCGACCGTATTGAATGTTTGGAAGATGAGTACAACCGATGGCCCGACTCTGGTTGTGAATGCCTTTCCAGTCACGAATATCAGTCTGACTGCGACGGTAACAAACAATTTGCGTCGTGTATTTGGATATAACGGTTCATTTCTACTTGGCGATACCGCAGCCATCTCGAACACGGCGCGCAATTCGTTGATGCTGACACCGAATAGTCTTGCTTCGTTTTCCATCGCGCCTGATTACCTGCAAGTGTCGGGCGACGCTACACCAGCGGGGCTACCCAACGTGTACACAACGACAAATTCACTCACGACAGTCAATCCAGCCGCACCAATTCCTTCGGTGTTCGTTCCGGCTGGCCCGGCAAGTAACTATTTGAGGGCACGATAACTTGGACAATATCATTTTCCTGTCTCCCGCAGATCAAGCGCAATCTGTGACGACCTTTACACAGCAGCAGCAGGCATTGCGCGATGCGCTGGAAGCGCAAAGACTGATCATGCAATATGCCGGTTTTCCCTACACGTTCTCACCGGAGATTCCGGCAACACTGGCAGACGATGGTGTGACGGTCATCTCTCCTGCCATTACCGCCGTGGTAGGAACGATCCAGACAAGAGACCCACCTGGATACAGCGACCGTATCAATATCAACGGATTAGCTACGGAAGCATTGATCCTGGCGGGGCAAGGCGTGACAAGTCCTGTGCAAAGCTTCCGCGATGCGCAAGATGTTACGCATGCAATGACGCCAGCGCAAATGCAGGCGCTTGGCTTGGCGGTCGGTAATTTCATCAGCGCGACCTATCGCGCGAAATGGAAAATTCTCGATGAGATAGACGCGTTGACGCCGCAAACAATCGGTGCTTTCGACATTACGCAAGGATGGACAATCTCATGAAACAAGTAGCAAATTCGATTTTGAAACGCTTCGGCATTTTACTGATTCTGATCCTCTGCCAGTTGACGGTGATCCTGGCAATTCCGCGTGCTTTGTGGGCCTTGATATTCGCTCCGCAAAAGGCGTTTGACCTAGCTTGCGGTTACGACCTGTTGGGCAACATCGTCACCAACGGGCAGATTGGCGATTACATCAGTACGCGTGCTTACCGCGCGATGCAGGAAGGCCGACAGTGGGGATGCCTGCTATGTCGATTGCTGGATTGGATACAAACGGATCACTGCAAGAATTCGCCGGTACTTGAAGGCTACATTCGCAATCCCTGATCAGCATCAACTTCACATAACCGCCTTCGGGCGGTTTTTTTTCGTCTTCAATTTTTTCAACTAGCTAAAGATGACTATGGATGTAAAAGAAACGGTTTCAGATATGGCGCTGAAAGCGACCCCGCCTGTCGCAGTATCCGGCGCAACCATCGCCGGTATCGAGGTTCCCGCATTGGTGCAACTGGCGACGCTGATCTACCTGACGGTCTTGATTTCGTACAAGTGCTGGCACTGGTATCGCGAATACAAGGGCTACAAGATCAACAAGGAAGACAGGGAAGACAGGGAAGACAGGGAAGACGACGACTATGAACTTTAAAAACAAGTGGCTGATTGGCGTCGTCAGCGCGGCTCTGATCGCCGCGACATCGCGATGGGAAGGTACGCGCTACGTTCCCTATCGCGATGTCGGCGATGTGTGGACGGTTTGTGAAGGCTATGCCGGGAAAGATGTCGTACCGGGCAAGACTTACACCCCGGCAGAGTGCAAAGCGCTGCTGACGACACAACTCAAATCGAAGGGTGAGGAAGTCTTGCAATGCACGACCGTCCCGCTCAATGAAAACCAATACGACGCTTTCACGCTGTTTGCTTACAACGTCGGCAGCGAAGCGTTTTGTAAATCTTCCTTGCTGAAGAAACTCAATGCAGGCGATTACGTCGGCGCATGCAATGGCTTGCTCGCCTGGGACAACGTGGACGGCAAGCCGGTAGCAGGTTTGCTTGCCCGCCGCCGGTTCGAGCGCGACTGGTGTGTGCGCCCCGTAACAACAGAGGTAACGAAATGACCGTAGAAACCGTACATGAAGAAGTCGACACGTTCAAGGTAGACGTGTTCATTCCAGGCCATGCGCCGCGCGTGACGACCAACCTATTCAAAAAATCCCGCCTGCAATTGTTGGAACGCGTCGATGGCCGCTGCTGGATTTGCCAGCGTACCGCAGCACAGACCGGACATCCGATTGAAGCGCATCACTTCCCGATTGAACGCAGCTTTGCGGAAGAAGTCGATTTTTCACCCGACGCACTGATCAGAAAGGATTTTCCTGACTTCGACTGGGAAACCTTTTCAGTTGGGGCGACTTGGCAGGATGTTCCAGCATGGTCTGATCCAGATAGCGGCGAGCAGGTACCCGCAACCAAATGGTACCGGCCAGCCGATCCCTATCTGTTTGTTGACGATATGCGTGTCAATGGCCGTGCGCTCTGCAAGGAACATCACACCGGAAAAAATGAAGGTGTGCATGACTTGCCAGAACCAGTGTGGATCGCGCAACGCTATGCCATGAACGGCGTGCGCTTCTCAAAGATCGAAATTATTCACCACGGCGATTAAGGAAAAACATGCTGAATTTATTCAATCCACGTATCTGGCTCGCATTCGTGTTGACCATCATCGTCAGCGTGAGTGCGGGCGCGTATTGGGGTTACCGATACGAAAAGCAAGCGCAGCAAGTCACAGTTGCGAAAGTGACCGTGTCCGACACAGAAACGGCACGAAATAAGGAGCAAGTCGCAACTGAAACACTGGCTACGATGGGTGCAAACCTGACCAATCAACTCAATGCACAGAAAGCGAATACCGAAAATGAAATTGCAATGCTTAAAGCGAAGCTGGCGAAAGCTGGCACCTGTACTGTCCCTGGCGCTGCTGTCGGCATGCTCTACGCCAGTACCGGCAGTAACTTGTCCACGTCTTCCGCCATTGGATTCGGCACTGGCAGCACCGCCACGTATGCTGATTCTTCCTGTGGCGAACAGCTTGAACTCGCAGCCCGCAACTACCGCGAAGTCTGCGAACCCAACGCCGAACAATTGAAGGCGCTACAAGACGCCTATAGCGCCTTGCGCGAGCAATACAACACCCCAACCGATAAGTAGCGCATGCAACCAGTCAAGATCGATAACTTCGGTGGGCTATTTCCCCGTTATCCGGATACGGCATTACCGCCTACCGGGGCGACAGCGGCAGAGAACATTGATTTTTCTTATGCCAGTCAATTGGTATCGCTCAATAGTGACTTCAATCTGAAGACATTGCCATTTGCCGTGCGTTCGATTTGGAGCGAGGACGGCTTGCGGTTTTACGCTTGGCCGATCGATACGGATGCGGTGATCAGTCCGCTTGGTTCCGGCGTCGCGAATGATCGACTGTACTTTACTTCCCTGATAGGCGGCTTTCAAGTCACACCGCGCTCGCTTGCGACGGCAAACGCTGCTGCGCCAACCTCTGTCTATACCGTTGGAGTTCCCAGGCCAACAGTGGCGCCAGTGGTCAACGTGGTATTGCCGACGATGCCGAAAGGCACACCGCCAAGCGCGGCAGATTTGCAAGCGGCGCAAGCCGCTGCTGCTGCTGTACCAATGCAACCGGCGGCAACCTATGCAGCCCGCTTGCAAGCCGTGCAGGATCAGTCGGCATCCGATCTTGCGGCGGCACAAGCTGCGCGCGATGCTGCTGTCGCGGCGCAAGTGCAGGTTTTCACAGAGACACGGGCATATACCTACACCTACGCCAATATTTACAACGAGGAAGGCCCGCCAAGCGATGCCACGGTCGTCAATGTGCAGACGATCTCTTACAACAATCAGACTTCGTACAGCACGGTGACCGTGCAAGTAAATTTTGACGGCTACGGTAGCTATGTGCCGATCAACGAGGCGCGCATTTACCATACGTCCAACGGTAGCGCGTCGTCAGACTATTACTATGCACTGTCCGCTTTCGGATCGACTGGGCCTGTCGCCGTTAATGACACATCCACCTCTGCTTCACTTAGCACGCCGCTACAGTATTTCGATGCCTATCCGCCGCCGCCCGCTCTGCAAGGGTTGATTTACCTGGGCAATGGCATTTTGGCGGCTTGGAAAGGCAATGAGATGTGGTTTTCCGACGCTTACCGGCCTTGGTCATGGCCTCCTAGTTATGTGATTGTCTTCAAATATGCGGTTGTCGGTGCTGTTGCTTGTGGTACCGGCGCGTTGGTGACGACATTGAGCAATCCCGTTCTCGTATCAGGTATCAGCCCGGACGCCATGTCGCAAACCATACTCGACATTCCGCAAGCGGGTGTGTCGAAGTGGGCAATCCTGAACGTTAAGGGCATGGTGTTCTACGCCTCGCATGAGGGCATTGTCGTGATCAACGGTGGTCAAGCCGACATGCGCTTGTCCGAACGTTTTTTTACGCGTGCGACATGGCGCGCGCGCTGCAATAACACGCTGTCGGATATGCAGATGGCCTACTACGATGGCCGCATCCTATTTTTCTCCAAGAGCAATGCGTTCACGGCCTTCATGATCGATCTTGACGAAGCAGACGGAGCCATGACGGATTTGCCGAATCTGGTAGCGCAAACGGCGTCGGTGCTGGTCACGACTGACCAGATGTACACCGTCAACGGCACGTCGTTGAACCAGTTCGCAGGCGGGAACTATGCGACGCTGCGCTGGAAAAGCGATAACCACATTTTCGCTGATCCGACGATCTTTGCAATTGCGCAGGCGGAATGTGTCGGTAACTTCACGATCAATTTTTACCAATATGGCGTACTCGGCTATTCGGTGCAAATACCAACCGGGCAAACCGTGTTCCGTCTACCGGCGGGGCCATATCAAACCTTTCCAGGCTTGCCGATTTGTGACCGTTGGCAGATTGAGATTATCGGCAGTGGGATTTTCAAGCGTCTGAAACTGGCACAATCGGGTCAAGGACTCAAGGAAGTGTAATGGCAAACGTACCCGCAATACCGCAATCAGCGCTCAACGCGATCACCGACGCCAACACGCGCCAAGTTCTGCGCGCTATCAGTGACGGCATTGCTGTACGCAACGGAGATGTAGGTAATGGCGACAACGCATTCCTGACGATGTCGAAGATCAAGCAGGATACAGGGGTGGCGAATCAAATCACCGCCGCGCTTGCGCCATCGATTGCGAACGGTCTGGCAACTGGCAATGCCCCCGCCATGAACGCACTGGCGAATGCACTGCAATCAAGCATCGTGCAGTCACCGGCATGGCAAGACATGTTCAAACAGGTGCAATTGATCGCCTCGCCCGAAACGGTGCAAGGCAGCTTTGCCTATGATCTTGCGCAGGCAGCGCAAGCGACCGGGTCAGCGATTCAGGATGCCACGACCGTCACCGCAGGAAGCAACGATGTCGCCGTTCTCGCCAACAATGGCATCTACGCCACTATTGGGTCGAGCGTTTCTGCCTACACGCTGGAGCAATCCTACCGGGTGAACAAAGACAACTCGCTTGCATCGGCAATCAACACGATATGGGCCAGCATCGGCGGGAATACTGCGCTGATTCAGGATAACCAGCTTGCCGCCGTCAATGCGACAGGTGCAACGGCGACGAAGTGGCAGCAGGTGCAGACAGCGATCACCGATCCTGTGACTAATTTGCCGATCAGTTCGGCGACGTTGCAGCAAAACCTTAGCACCGCGACTGATGCAGTGACCGGCCTCAATGCAAAATGGAGTGTGTCGATGAACCTATCGACACCGGGAAAAGCTTATGTTGCTGGTGTTTCGCTGAATAGCGCAGTTGGCGTTACTGGCGTCACGTCTTCCTCTTTCCTCGTTCTGGCCGATACCTTCGCTGTCGGCTCGCCGGGAAGACCCGACATTGTGCCGTTCGCCATTGATTCGGCAACCGGGCTAGTCTCCATTCGTGGTGATCTTGTCGTCAAGAATTCGATCACCGCGTCAAGCATGGCTACCGGGACGATCACGGCGCAAAGCGGCGTCATCGCCCAAGCCGCAATAGGCACGCTGCAAATCGCCGGGAATTCGGTAACGGTACCGGCTTCGGTTAGCGGATACGGCGGTGGCACATTCAGCGGATCAGGAAGCTACTTCTGGAGTCAGATTGCCGCCGGATCGCTGACTGTGACCTATCCAGTCGCCACGAAGGTATCGCTATTGGTGACGTGGCAGACCAGCGCGCCTACCGGGGGCGGCAATACGCGTGTACAGATTCGGATGGACGGCGCAACCGTCTTGGATTCAGCCGATACCGCATACGCGGGCCTGACTTCATCACATGTGGCCTCGGACGTGGTCACGGCAAGCGCAGGTACGCATAGTTTTACCTTGTGGTTCACGAACGATTGGCCGGGCGGCGGTACGTGGTCACTCTGCAATTGGGCAGTAACGATTTTGGGAGTGATGCGATGACGCATTTCTTACGATACGACGATGTCGGGAACATCATTGCGACAGGCACTATGCCGGAAGAGATGATTGCGTACCAGACTGGCAATGTCATCGCGGCGCAAGCGGATCGTGAAACGCAGTATGTCGCCAATGGCGCACTCTGTAGTTACACACCTGCCGAATTGTTTTCAAAGCGCAATCTGCCGCCTGGGTGGACTTGGAAGATGCCTGAGCGGATAGCCGTCGATGCCAGGAGCGACGCCGAGCGCGCGAATGATCATTTGCGCGCTGTGCTGGAAACGCGTCGCCTGTCGTATCCCGATCTATCTGATTTTGCCGACGCAATGTACTGGGCCTCGCGCGGCGATGGATCGAAATTAGA